GCTACCAAAGTCAGCGTGGGCGCGTGTAAACGCCACTTGCCTGTTGAAAGTATCCGCAGTGCGAGCTACGTCTGCGGCCACTTTATTTGGGCGAATACTTACTAGCTGCGTAGCCAAGCCAACGTCTTGCAAAGACTTGTTGACTCCGCGTCTGACAAACTCACTAGTGGTAACAGTGTTGTAAAGCGCTTTGGTTGTATCTACTCTGGTTACATCGCTTGTTCTAGCAGCGTTAGTAAGCGACTTGCTTAGGTTCACTGTCGCTATATCAGCGCTAAATATAGTGTCGAACGCGCTGTGGCGTAGTATAAATATACCTAGCTCTATAACTGTAGGAACTATGTCTGTGTACTGAACTAAAAACGTTGGAGCTACGGTGCTACTTACGAAGGTAAAATTAGTACTAGTAAGCTCATACGTAGCTGCTACGTAAGAAACATCGTATGTTGTGTCAGTTATGGAGACGTCGTAAGTCGCGTCAGAAGTCTCGACGGAGAACGAAGGCCGTACAATTTTTAACTCAGCGTCCACTAAGTGCCGCCGCCTTAATCGAAGTCGTTACGTACTTTGAACTTTACTAGATCGTATATGGTCTGAATCCCGCCAGTAGCGAAAGTAACCTCAAGTTCCCCTTCGTACAAACCGTCCGCTGTAAAAGAGTTCCCCGTAAAGGGAACTATTACGGCGCCATTATCTGGGTCAGAGACTATGCCAGCTAGCGTAGCAGTTACAGTTGTGCTACCTATAAGCCGGATTCTTAGCGCTACACTAGCGTCAGTCAGGTTTATAGGTGCCCAAGTACTAGAATCATTCGCGTCGTACGTGACGCCGTCGGGACTAGAACTGGCGTCCTTAAGCACGAAACGCAGGTCAGGTAACGTATCGCCAGTAACAAGTTTTAAAGTATCTAGATACGCCATTACTTACCCCTAAACAGTCGGACTAACGCCACTTAAGCCTTTTATCTCAATGCCTAGCGCGTTAGCGAAAGCGCCGTAGTGGGCCTGCGCTCGTTGCGCATTGCCCGCGTACTCACTGTCTTTTGTATACGCACGGTAGAGAACGTAGTCCATAACGATGTTACCGTAAATGTCCGGTAGATCGATGCTGCCTACTACGTCAGTGTAATCAGAGCCATCCGCAGGTTCTGCTACATCAGTAGGATACGCTGAATAGCTGATATCGATAACTGTAGTAGCCAAAGCAGGTGGGTAAACAAAGAAAACTTTGGGATCGCGTGGGTCGTATGTGTAGTGTACCGCGCTTATGTTACCACTTAGGTTATACCAATTTGGTATCTGCGAGTCTAGGACTACGCGGGGAACCATGCGGACAGACGAGTTGTTGCTGCCCACGGCGGAGTTTCTAATCACGTCGATTAGCTTCGCGCCGTCAACTGGAAGCGCCTGCTTAGGCCCGGCTACGCAAGTTTTAGATACGTTTTTAATAGACGCGTCTGGGCGATATAGGATAACTTCCCGCTGCCCGTCGTTAAGGTAACGAACTAGCTCAGGTATTGGCCATCTGACCGACGTAGTATCTTGCAAGGTATCTACTACACGGCGAATAATTGATTGTGCTGAAAGTGCCATAGTTTACCTCACTAATGGGCGGTTTTTAATTCTCGTGCCACCACGGATTCTTCCGTAATAGCTTTCTACTTTGGCTTGCGCGCTCTGTTTACTTGCTGTTACAGCCATATTGGCGGACAACAGTTCGTTTGTGAACGGCATGTTAGGCATACCCGCTAGCTTAGAAATAGCGCTCGACGTTATGGCGTCACTCCAGTAGTTAAACAAGTCGTTTTCTACTGTAGTAGCAGACCTAGTAGGTGCGTAAGAAGCAGTTACTACAACCTCGTACGCGGCGTCAGGTCTTGGGTAAAAATTTAGCACTAGCTCAGAGTCTGTCCTGCTCGTGTAAAACCCAGAAGGCTTGGCTGAAAGCTCACGATACGAAGGCACGTCTTCTTCAAAAATGCCTGCTATCTCTGCGCCGTCAACAGTTACGCTGAGGACTCTAGACACCCGCATTTGGTTGTTCGGAGTCTCTAGATCATAGCTTTCCAATCCGCTTACGGTAGAAAACTTGTCTATCTTTTGGCGCAAGATCGAAGAGGAATCGCAGAAACTAATCGCCGAGTCTAGAATAGCCTGACGCGCAAGAGGCTCAGAACACCCTATAACATAGGGCATCACGCGTGGAAGAAAGCTGTCTATGCTTATCATAGCTATACCTAGGTACTTAGAGGTAGTGCAATTCTACCAATTATGCTTTGCTTTTACGAGCACTTGTTACTGATTTGTTTTTCACAGGTGTCGCTTTCTGCGCTACTTCTTTCAGGTTAGCTTCACTAGCCGCCGAATTATCTTCCGCTTGCTTAGCTTCGGCTTCATTGGTCTTGTAAAATAGCGTCAAGCCTTCGTCAGTTGGCTCCCAAACATGCCCATTCATGCGGGCTATAATAATAATCTTGTTACCTACGGTAACACGCGCTTTATTAGCTAGAATCTCACCGCCTACTTGTGAGAGAAACTTTAAAACGTCCATAATATACTCCATAAATAAAAAAGGGGGCCATATGGCCCCCTTGATTGTAACACTAAGTTACTTACGCGCCAACTTGAGCAACTACGAGGGCTTCCGGCTTAACGACCTTACGACCGTAAACAGCAAGACCACGAACGATGTCGCCGAAGTCAGTTTGATTGCGCAATGGCTCAGTCTTATCAACAGTCATTGCAAACGATACAGCTTGCTTAGTACCAGCAATCATAGTGCGACGTGCCACAGCATCGGTCAAAGTAGCGCCAGAAGCAACGCCAGAAAGACCAGCTACCAGTGACTTACCAGCGCCGCCTTTTGGAAGCAGGTTAGAAACGTATACGTTGAAACGATCCAACATACCGATCTTACCAGTGCGGACAACGCTTGACTGATCGCCAGTGAAGTACGCCTGAGCAATGTTTGACTGCATCAACAGGTGACGGTCGTATGGAGAGATAACCAAGAAACGACCATCTTCTGGAACGTTCTGCTCGTCAAGAGCAGTAGACATACGCAGGATAGTGTTCAGGACATCTGAACCAGATACAGGAACTAAGTCTGTGCCTAGGTTGTAAGCAGCAGAGATAGCACCGGCAGTAGAGCCTTCGTTAGCAGCAGCAGGGCCTTCGGTTACGAAAGAGTTAAAAAACACTTCGTTCTCGATAGAGATTTTCAACTGCTTAGCAGCATCTTCTGTGAACATGTTCATCAAGTCCATATCGGCTTGATAAGCAAGTACGTCATTCACTTGAACGCCGAAATACTTACCCTTGTTTACCTGCATATCTTGGTAAATAGGAGTAGGAACTTCGTAGCTCAGGTTCTGACCAACAGTGTAGTCTTGGATGCTGATTGAAGGAGCCAAACGAATACGTACGGTATCACCTTGGTTCTTCAGCTCGCCTTCATAGTCAGTGTTAGTGATTTCTGAAAGGATAGTGTTTTGGTAAAATTTAGCCAGCAGCTTGCCTGACCAAAGAGTTGGGATAAACGCACCGGAGTACGAGGGGGTAGTGTCGAATGCGCCACTACCAGTTACAGGATATACAGCAGCCATGATGGCCTCCTAAATTATGACAGAATGGTTAAGCCGTTACACGCCCTTGCATGTAAGCAGCATCTATTTCAGCTTCAAGTTTGTTAGCTTCGTCGAACCTGCCTGAGCTATTAAGCATCGCCGCCTTCTTAAACATTCCCTGAATATCAGAGTTTGTATATCGCTGGCTTTTCTGCGATGTCTTAGTAACACTAGACGCGGTACGAGTAGGCTGAATCTGACGCTCAAGCTCCTGCGATTGCTTAGGTTTCACAGTCTGTGCTTGCTCTACGGGGGCTAATGTACTTCTAAACATATCCACGTAGTGTGCTACACCTTCCGCATCACCCTCTGCAAACGCCTGTTGCGCTATTGAACGGCGGGGGCCTCTTAACACAGGGTCTACGCCATCTAGCCACTCGACCCAAGCCGGATCATTATTGATCTGGTCAAAGTCTGGTACTAGTCGGTGTAGACGACTCCGGAAAGAACTCTCCGCTACCTTGCTCTCAGTGCTTCCGAGCATCTTACGAAGCTCTTCATTCTCTGCGCGCATAGCATCCAGATCACTCTGGAATTCAGCAGCAACTTCTCGCGCGACCTTACGCTGAACTTCTATAAGGTCTTCGCCAAAGTTTTTGACGTCATCATCTGTTACCAGTTTCTCTACGCTCTTAGCAGCTTTTTCCTTAGTAGTGAGTTTAGCCTGTAGCTCTTCGAGCTGTTTAGACATATCCCTAACTTTAGAATGTAGCTGTGGAACCTCTTTATCGTACATACCCTGTAGAGTTTTGTACTTTTGCTTCCAAACAGTAGCGTCTTCATCTGGTTTTTTAAGCTCTTCTTTCGGCTCAGCAACTTCAAGTTCTGGAGTTTCTTCCAATACTGGCTGTGCTTTGGGTTCTTCAACTACTGTTTCTTCTACTGGTACATCCGGTACGCTTGATGTAGTTTCCACTTCCGCTGGTTCGCCCTTAAGCTGCTTTTCTATCGCTTCAATCTCATCAATCTTTCGTTGCACTTGCTTCGGTAAAGCCATAACAATCCCCTTTAAGCTCCAACTCTGCCTTAAGCTCCTATAACGGTGTGCCTATGACGTAATGGTTTGCTAGGATTAAAAATAGCGTCTTTATAGACGCCCCAACACCTCTTGCGATTTCTCAACCGCTTCGAGGAATTCTTTCAAGACACTCGCCTTGCCTTGCAGCCTATGTATAACTACTGGGTCTTCTGCGAGTATCAGAGAATTTTTTACTTCCTCTAACTTGGCCTCGAAGAGATCCAATAGTGGCGCGTTGCTTCCTGCTTTGCAGTTGAACATCGCCTGTACGTGCTGCTTGTTAGGCTTGTGCCCTATAAACATGCTCATTATATACTACTCCCTGACATATCCGTCAAGCACCGTTAGGCCTTGCAGATACCATATTGCTTTCTCTACCGCCAACTTGCGAACCGTCAGGCAGCATATTCTTAGGCTGCATAGGCTGCCCTTGCGGCTGCCCCTGTGCGTCGGCTTGCCCAGTAAGCATCGCCAGTTGCTGTTGTAGCTGTGCGATAACCTGTGCCTGCTGCTGCATGGTGCTTATCTTTTGGCGGTCAGGAACAATGCGGTCTGGGTTAGTGTTAAGGTTCATAGCAGCGTCACGGAGTAGTTCTGCCGCGCCGTCCATGCCCACAATCTGCTGAGCCATGGGGTTAGTCAGGACTAGCTGTAGGAACTCATTGCGACGAATAGCTTCAGCTTCTTTAACAACAAGGCTGCTGGCACCGCGTGCGCTAATGTTAACGTCACCAACCAAATCGGGGTCGTCCGCGTATCTAAGGTTGTCGTGATAAAGCCGCTCAATGGCCGGTACTATCACTTTCTTATCTATGTTGTTGATTACCTGCTTAATGCCTTTTCCGGCGTTAGAGATCAACATAGACAGCCCTGAGCTAGTTCTACCAGCCCCCGGCGTGTGTCCGCCCGTCATATACTTCGGAATCATCGTATCTTCGTCAGCGCGCTCTGAGAACTTCTCAAAAACGGCCATAAGCTCTTGCGCGTTGCTGCTAGGCTGGAAGAAAGACAAGGGCGGCGTACCGTCGTTGTACTCCGAACTCTGGAACTGCCAAATCTTCCATGGGTGCATATCAGTTATGTCTTCGCCCGAAGGTAAGCGACTAATGTTAACACCGACTTGTGGGCCAGATGATATGCCCATGTTGTTAGCCATAGCTCTAGCGGTGGCGTTGACCATCGCCTGTGAGTCTCTGCACAGATCTGCTACGCCCTTGCCGTCTACCGAGCCGGGCTTCGCTTCATAAGAAGTTAAGTAGTAGGGCTTGCGAGCTAGCGGATCGTAGTTAAGAACAGCACGAATAACAGTGCCGCCGATCAACCAAACTTCGCAAGGATAGCTAAGTGCTTGATCTTCAATATCTTCTTCCGGCACGCCCCACTCTACGAGTAGCTTGCCAGAGATGCTGTCCCACAACTGAAGCGCGTCAATCAGGTCGTCAGTGTTAGTAGCCTCGGTGCTGTCCTTGCCTTCAGCGGTAGCACGGGCGGAGTCTACCCACAACCACTCTTTAAGGCCGCCACCAGTAAACTCGTCGAGCACGGTGCGGATAGCATCATCGTTATACCCCGGCACCCCTAGAAGACTTTGTAAGTCGTCGGAGGTCATGCGGTGGCGCTCAATAACATAGCCGTCATTGACGTTCCATGCCCATGGCGCCCAGTACAGGTTGAACGGGTCTACGCGCTCCCACTCATTACGGATTACTTCTGAAGGTACTAGTTTGCCCTCTTCCCACTTCATAACCTT